CGGCGGGTCTACCTGTTTTTGCGCTGCCCTGATTGTGACTTCGGACATACGGTTTAGCATTTTTATATCTGCCAGCGCCGTCATTGATGGCGACCGGCCATATCCAAGCTCAAAAGATGATTTAGAAAATCTGGGCGCCATGTACGGAAACTCATCAAAGCCTGATTCGGACAATATCACCTTTTGATCGGGCTCGACATAAATTGACGCAAACGGTTTGTTTTCAGCTGTGACCTTGGTTACATCACGCTCATCACGGCTATAGACCGCGTGTAGCAATGTAATTTCATCATATGGATTATTTTGCGCGCGCTGTAGTATCTTACTATTAAATTTTTCTTCACCAAATCGGTTCATGGCAGCCCGTGCCGGCATCTTGAACTTACGATAGACTGTATCAACCCGCCCTTTGTCATCCTCGGACAGGAAACATTCCTTAATATGCCTGGTGCTGAATCTAATTTGCTGTTCGTCGTCTTTATCCACAAACATAACAGCGGTGCCAAACGTCACCAGATCAAGGTATAGCTCGGCGATTTGCTCTTGAAAGTTGGATCTATTGAACGCCTGGTACATAATATCCTCGACGCCCTGCAACCATTCCTTCGCTTCATCATCGCCATTCAGCTCATCATCATTGTATCTAAGCCCGAACCAGCTGGTTGATCCGTTGGTAAGCATACCATGCAAGCTAGCGGCCAAAAGCTCAGCTGCCAGTATGGCCGTGCCATCAAACACAAGCTCTGAGCGTTTATCGCCGGGCGAGCGGTTTTTAGTCACGTCAGCCTTGCGTGGCACCACATAGTCGGCAATCTCTTGCCAGTGGCTTTCCCAGGTTTGTCGCTGTGTTTCTAGCGCATGAAAGCGCTTCATTAGAATTTGCGCGAGTTCATCAGCCATCAATTACCGCCCAATAGAGTTGATTTTTCTGTGGGCGCCGCACCCATAACGCCCTGCGAGCCGGTCAATATAGTGCCGGCACTCTTGCGGCGCTTTTTCTTTTTCGGCGCTTCACCTTGCTGTTCGCCGGCATAAATCACATCATCTGGTGATGGCGGCTCTGGCGCATCAACTGCGGGAGCTGGCGGCGGCGCAGCTGCTGCTGCCATCGCCTCTTGCTGTTCGCGCATTTCTTTTTTGCTTGGAATAACGCCGGCTCCTTTGAGTACCTCTGAAGCGACCTTTCTCGTAAATTTTCTAAATGTCCTTGCTATACCGCCCATCATTTGCCTCCGAGTAGTGATTTATATTCTATGGGTGCGTCCGTTGTGACGCCCATCGATCCTGTTTTCTGGCTGGTTTTCATCGTCGCCTTGTTTTTGCTTTTGCGCCGTACCTTTTCAACCTCAGTATTGCCAGCTCTTACAACTGGTGCCGGGGTGGCCGGCGGGGGTGGCGGCGCTGGTGGTGGTGGCGGGATATTGATCTTGGGACGTAGAAAACTCATGCGACTACTCCTAGCGGATTGTACGCGCTGTCTGCGATTTTTTGGGGCGCCCTTTGCCACGTTTGGTTTTCTTTGATGCCGACCGCGCAGTAGCGGAAAGCGTCGGCGGCGTGGCTCGACCAGTCATGTACCGGGGTGTTTCTGAAGCTCCTGAGTCTTTCGTTGTACGCCCGGTGATAATGCCTAAGAGCTTCCAGACCTGGGCCGCAATTCGTTTTATCAAACCAACAACGGGGGATAAGCATTTGTGCAGCATGGATTCCATCCTCTAACGGTAATTTAGGTACGACGCGAAAGTTTATTCCCAAGTCCCAGGCGACCTCTCGCCGGCTTTTACCGCTGCCCAATTCTCTCACTTCGATGTCATGCGGCGCATTATGCGTGCCGTAAAGGTAGTCTTTCTCTTGAAGCATCCGGGCATAGTGCGGCAAACCTTCGCCCCGGTTCTCATAAAAATCTATAACATGAACAGCCCGGCCAACATTCTGCGTGAACCAAACACAGGTGCTATCGCCAACACCCAGATCCCACCAGGTATCCACCTTCACTGTTGGATCATACGGAACTGACGATATGCGCCCACTTTCCTGAGCTTCTTGAAGCTCTTTTCCAAAAACAGCCCCAGGCACATTAGCAACCCAGGAGCACTCAAACTCCTGCTGGAACTGATCCTCAGACATCATAGACCGGGCAGCATCCAGTTCCTCATCATCAAGGATACCAGTCTCACTCGCCTTATGGATCGCCGTGTACCAGTCGTCTTGCCCCTCAGCAGCCGTATAAAGCTCATAGAAGGCGTTATGACCTCTCGGTGTACCAATGAACAGCGCCTTGCCCTTACGGTCGCTCAGTGCCGGTCTAATGACCTCTGGAAACAAACTCTCAGGCATATCTGCCATTTCATCCAAGCAAGCCATGTCCAGATAAATACCGCGTAAAGAATCCGGGTTCTCAGCCCCTAACAGCTGTATCCTGGCTCCATTAGGCAAATCACACCGTAGCTCAGTCTCATGAAACCTGACCATAGGTATGCTGCCGGCAAACTGCTTGAGGTAGTCCCATGCCACCGCCTTAGCTTGCCGGTAGGTGGGCGCTATGTAAGCACAACGGGGATTGGTATTCTGATTAAGCACCGCCTCTCTCAGCAAGTGATTTATCGCCATGACAGTCTTGCCAGCACGTCGATGCAGTACGACAACGCCCCAGCGCTTCTGGCTAAGCTCGTCGTGAAGCTGGGCCTGAAGAGGACGCGGTGTGTAAGGTATTTCAATGTTCATGTCAGAGACAGGCTCATGTCAGGTTATTATACGTTATAGAACACGCGGCCGTTTCTGGGGGTGGTACCGGGTCATAATATTATTTTGCCACCCCCTTATTCTTGCCAGATATTACCCACAATACTATCCAGCATACGACATTATCAGCCAATAATCTTTGTAAATAAGCTAAGTATTTGTTTTTATTAGAAACACAATGTCGCATAACATCTATTATGGTAAGTTAACCGAGATCTGGTTAACTCAATCTTCGTGCGCGCGAGCACTGCCACAGGCAGACAACACCGGCACTATGATACAGCCACAACATCAGCGTTTCCCCAGGTCAAAGTCACAGTCCCGCTCTGCTGTTGCTTGTCATCAGCCTTGTCCCTAATGCCAAGAGGTTGCATTTGACGTATGTGCTTATCCTTGTGATCTGCCTCTAACCGTCTACGCTGTACCTCAGCCATTGCTAGCTTAGGATCGTCCGGCAATGGCGCTTCGACCAGATCAATGATCTGATCACGCATAACCTCGCATTGCAGAGCCCTGGCTGTTCTGTAAGCTGTGTAAGCTTCCTCATCCTCTTGAACATGGCGCAGCACTGTACGCCAGCTAGGCAACGAGCTGTCTTCGTTACAGATTCTAGTCAGACTAATCCCGTCGGCAATCCGCTCGCAGATCGTTGTCATTTGCGCTTTTGTGATACGTCGTTTAGCCATAGCCATCCAAAAGAGCGAGGGACAGAGTGAAAACCAAACTGTAAGGTCTTACGTCTGCCCCTCTAGCGCTGTTCTTTCTCTTATGCAGAGAGGTGCTACAGCTGTAAGGTTAAAGTTAAGGGAGGTTTACACGCAACATATTGTGCAGCGTATAAGAATCTGTACCAATTCTAGTGCATTTACGTCAAGCGATAATATAAATTAACCAAAATATCTTTATATCTGCGTTTAACTATCCTCGGATCGTTCAATTGTAATATCCTTGCAAGCTTAGTCCAAGCTGGGCCTCGATCCCGAAAAGCAGCGCTGTGAGCCACAGCCCACACAAGGCGCCGATCTTCTTCGTCAAGCTTTGTAACGGACAGGCCAACAGCTTTGTCATACCTTGATATTTGATCCGGTGTAGCTTTGAGCCTGGGCGCTTCAAAAGCATTGTAACCGTATGCTTGCCATTCCATGACATAGTCAGGCCATGCTGACATTTTTTGCTTGCGGATAGCGGGTGGCAGCTTTCGTTCTGTCTCAGCTGCTTCCATAAACAGCTCGTTTATTTCAACGACGTTCATTGAGCTCGTCTAACTTAGCGTTGAGCCAGTCCTGCCGATCCAATGGATTCATCGCACTAACAGTGTTTTGCAATTGCATGAAACGATCTACGCCATACATTGGACGCAATCGCTTGAACACCCGGCGCTGTAACTCATCCAGCGGCGCTATCTTAGATCTAGCTATAGCTGAGACATACTGAGAATTACTATGCTTAGTTATGTTATTAATAAGTTTATTTATGTTAGGATTTTCTGAGATATTCTTAGACTGTCTAAGATTAATCTTAGCTATGCCGGCTGCGCCGAGTTTATTTTTTGTATCCATCACCTGTCAAGCCCCTTTCTTTTTCCACCTGTTTTCGCCAGCACTTATCGTTAGCGCACAACAACTTTCCGGCGCCGTTGATTATCCAGGTTCCCCATAGTCTTTCGTGCTTTGCCCCGCAACTTACGCACGTTTGAGGCCACTCTTCCTGATCCAACATCCATCTCCATTATCTGCTTTGCCATCTCGGCTAGTAAGTAGCCCTCGGTCATTAGACCGTATCCATCACCGTGCCGGACAACCTGGTAACGCGGTATGTCCCAGGCCTCGGCAATCAGGTTTATGCCCATGTCATCCATAATGCCGCGCCGGTACTCAGCCCTGGCGAGCTGCATTGCTTCATCGCGTGTCATGCTATCCACCTCACTGCTGGGTCATCGTGATGATCTGCTTCAAATACAAACCAGGCATAGGCAGTCGTGCCAGAGCCGCTCACCTCTTGATCACCGCGCCAAATCGTCAAGCGCCGGCTGAACACATAGATTTTTGCTGGTGGATTCATGGCAAACAAACGCCAATAACGCTGTATTCCCTCTAGGAAGCTCAGTCGCAGCAACCAGGCGTGTTTGGTGCATCCAAGTGCTATGGCATGGCTTATGAACGCCTCAGCGAGCTTGTAGGGCGGGTTTGTAATCAAATGATCAGCTGCGCGCTTCTGTTCCAAAAGGAAATCAATGCCAGCTGGGCAATAGCCATAATCATTTAGATCTGTAGCTATGACCTCGTAACCGGCCAGATCACAACACTCAGCCAAGGCGCCATCACCAGCTGCCGGCTCCCAGATAACCTTATCGAACCGCTCATTGCTAAGAAGTGCATGGGTGGCTTCTGGCGGTGTCGGATACCAATCGTCCTTTTGTCTGTTCATAGGTAGCCCCGGCCATCGCATTTTGGACAATGCTCGGACTGCACACAGCCCTCACCGTCTGGTGCATACACCCAGCCATTTTTGCAGCCCCGGTGATGGCACTGATTGACGCGCAGCTTTATGATTGGTTGCAGTATCTCTTCGACCTGGTCGAGTGACCGGGCCAAGCCCCAGTGGCATCCAGCTAGCAATAGCCGGTTCCGCATCTCTTCTTGGTTTGGTGTGAGCTTGCCGCCCTTTAATCTTTTAAGCTCAATAAAAACTGACGTGCTAATGCCAACCCTGCTTTCATCACCCGGAACAAAGATCTCTAAATCCGGCCACCCAAACTTGGTTCCCATTTGCTTCAGCTTGTGTTTAAAGGCCACATGGCGTGTCCCCTCGTTGGGGCTGTGGTGATAAATGCAGCCCGGTGGCAACGCTACGTCCAGCCAGCTTACTACCTGTTTTTGTAGTTCATCCTCAGTCATGTCGAACATAAAAATCATTTGGCATGACCTCACCATTGGTCAATAAAATGATCTTGTCCATATAATTTTCATTAGGAATCAGCCGGTCTTTATGACCCCTGGGCAAACACCAACGACGCGCAACCGTAGCATGAGGCGCACCAACTTGGCGCGCTAACTCTGAGTATGACCAACCGGCCCGGTATCTGTAATCATTTAGTTTCATGCCATGTTGATAACACGCCTTGACGTATCCCGTCCAGTGCATTATGTCTTTATAATTATATTGACGGAAACAGACAAAAGAGAATGTGAAATGGAACCAAGGTTTATTGAAAAGTATCGTGTCGGGGGTGACATCAAAACCAACGGCGCCCACGAAACTAGATGGCAATTTAATAATCACGAAATTCGTGTGCGTATACGCCGGGGCAACTGGCAATACTTTGTCAGCGCCGGCGCGCGTGTCACAGCTGAATATGATCCTGGGTTACATATGTTCCCAGAATACTTAGATGTGCGTTGCCCAACAATGGATGAAAACGAGTTGCCTGATGTCCGGCAATGGGTGGAGAATGTACAGAAAACAACTGGGGACACTAGAGGCATGATTGTTACCAATGAGCGGTTTTTACCCAGAAAGAAACAATTTGTGGGCAGCAGTTGCAGATACCGCGCACCTTTAGATCCTGGTGAGCCTCGTTGGGTAAAAAGTTGGACGGAGTAATATAATGATAGACACACCTGATTTTGCAACCAAGCTGGGTATCTGGACGGTGTCCAACCAGCGCTCAAAAGATCGAGCAAAAGACTTTTTCGAAAAAATACACGTTAGACCACAAATTGAAAAAGCCAAAAAGGTCTTGCGTGACAAACAATCGACTACCAAAGAACAGCTTGAGGCTAAGGATGTACTGTTTCGCTTGCGAGATGGACGCGGCAGCGCCAACATGGCTGGGGGTGTAGCAACACAAATAGCTACAGATCTAAATCTTGTAATGGATAAGCAAGGTAATACTTTACCAATAAGTGAAGCAATTCACGCAGGGGTTGAGTATTTACAATCGTATCGACCAATCGGCGACGACGATGAAGCCCGTAAAGAAAAATATCTAGAAGAGCTGCCAATCGTCGTAGAACACGCCGTAAAGGGCCTTAAAGAGGCAATGGCTAGTGACAACCGCATTTTAGGTGAGATCGAGCTGCTGGAGCCTCTGCCGGGCTTACAAGTGCCATATCACACAAAGCCAGACTACAACCGGCGGGGCGACTTAAAGACAAAATGGTCACGGCCAAGTAGCCGGTCTAAATCTGGCTGGCAAGCTGGTAGTCTGCCTAGCTCGCTTACTGGTATGTTTGATATGAACAATGTGTTCCAAGCGGCTGGGTTCTGGGCGTTGAATGGCAACCTACCGCCCTTTATTGTCTATGCCAACGCGACAGACTATCGTGTCTTTACACCAGAAAACGCACCTGAACTGCGCGATGATTTTTTACAAGACATCATCAATGAGGCGACGTTGTATCACCGCACCACCGAAAATCTGTTGAAAGCATCAGCGAGTAAGGAAGAACTGTTTAGCTTGGTGTCACCAGATTGGTCGGCGATATACTGGCAAGAAACCGAAACATATCTTCAAGAGGCAAAAAAGTTATGGGGGCTACTATGAGTATGAAAGATTGGATTCGCGAAATATTTTCTACGGTGTTGTTCATCGCGCTGATGGCAATGATTTTGGTTATGCTTGTAATTTTGTTTCCTGACCCGCTCCTGTGGAGTCCGTCATGATGGGTCAATCAGAGTTTGATTTTAGTAAACCGCCACTGGTTCACAAAAACGCTAAAGACACAGAGATCAAAGCCGCTGAGGTGGTTGCACCCAAGGTGACCGGCATGAGGCTTAGAGTGTTACAAGCTTTGGACGTTGTAGGCGACATGACAGGTAGCCAGCTGACTGATCACTTGGATGCCTGGATCAACAGCGTCAAGCCCCGGCTCACTGAGCTGCAAGGCATGGGATTGGTTGAAGATAGCGGCCAACGCCAGAAAAACCCACGCGGCAACCAAGAGGTCGTGTGGCGTATAACAAACATAGGTTCTAAATTTTTGAGAGGTGAATATGATTGACATAAAAAAAATACAAGCCGCCGTGGGCGCAATGGATCAAGTCACGGTAAAAGGTGGCAAGCAATACACGCAAGTAGCACAGCGTGTTGAAGCGTTCCGGGTCAACATCGGTGATGAGCTTGGCATGGAATCTGAACTGATTGTTGATGATGGCAAGCGTGTCGTTATGAAAGCTATCATAAAATCAAGAGATGGTTTTGTGGTTGCCACCGGCTGGGCAGAAGAGTTGCGTGGGCAAGGCGTCAACAAAATGGCTTGCATCGAAAACACTGAAACAAGCGCCTACGGGCGCGCTCTCGCAAACTTTGGCATACATGGTGGCGAGTTTGCGTCTGATAATGAAATCGACAAGGCTAAGCGCAATGAAAATATAATTGATGAGCGCGAGGCTGAAGAGTCCACACCACCGGCAAGTGATGAAGTGCCTTTTGATGAGGAAGATATGTGGCAACAATGGGTCGATGGTGAAAAACAAAAAATCCAAGGTTTCACTGAACTTTATCAGCTCATGGGCTGGGGTAAAGCGACGAAAGCAAAGCGCGACAAGCTCACAGAGTTTAGCCGTGAAATGATCGCTGATTTAAAAGATTTATATCAAAGTAAACACAATGAACTCAACACTGGAGAAAGATAATGGCACAGTTTAGTCGCACAAAATTTAAGTTAAAAAAGGATGTGATTGCGGTTGATGAGAACGGCAACCCTAACGAGTATCGCGCCTCAGCGTTTCTTCAATTTCGTACTGAGTGGGATGACGATGCTCGCCAATATAAAGCAATGACTGATAATCAAAAACAAATCTGTGAAGAGTTACATCAAAAACTTTATGAGGCCGGTGTTGAGTTTGGTATTAGTGTTCAGTACCGCGATCCCATGGCCGGTGATGATTTAAAGTTGATGCCAAAGATTGCAACCTTTAGTCTTTTATGTAATGAGCCAAAGCAAAAACCAAAACCGCAACCAGAGCCAGACGTCGGCGACGATGGCTGGTGAGTTACAAGAA